CCACCGATTTGCCACCCCGTAACCACCGAAAGCTGCGGCGAGCATTCCACGTCGTTGACGTTCGCCGCCAGACCCGTAATCTCTACCACCTCGCCCGCCAGGTTCGGGACTACGAACTGCACGGGACTTCCCTTGGTCAAAGCCGCGAAGTGCCAACCGGATTCCGCCACCGTGAAGTAACTGGTCGCGTCCGGCTCGACCGTCCACGCCGGCGACACCGTTACCCCGGTCGAATCGTTTGTAGAGATAGTTCGTTCCTGGCCGGCGCCCGTTCCGTTCGTGATTCGCACTGTCGTCCCTCGATAGGCGTTCACGGTCATGTGGAGCGTCCCGTTGCCGACCGTGGTGCCCGAGTGGATCGTCGCCTCGCTCTCCGGCACCAACTCCATCCGCCAATAGAAATTGGCGTGGTCGAAGTTCACATCCGGAGGCGCGAGCAGCCGGTAACTCAGCCCGCCGTCGATGAACGTGGCTGCGATCATCTGGTTCGACGCGACTTGCAACAGGTTCGCGGGCGTCGTTCCGCGATACACATTGAATCCGCCGGCGGCCGCACCGAAGCTTAGCCCAGTCAGAGTCACACTCTTATCGTCCTGCGGAATCGCGGCCTGCACGATGAAGGACAGCGCGCTTTCGTCGCCGGCACTGTTCAGTGCGGAAACGGCGTAGTACAGCGTCTGGCCGCCCGTCAGCGTCCCGCCAGTCCCCACGGTCGCAATCAGGTCGATCAGCGGCGCGTTGGGCGGCGTCGTGCCCGATCCTGCACTCGGCTTGCTCGGTGCGACGAAGCTGACCGACAGGTTGGTCTCAACCGAGCCGTCGCTATTGGTCGAGTCCGTCTCCGAAATCCCGAACTGCATGTTGCCGCCGCCGTCGATCGTGCTTCCGATCAGCGGCCGGGGCACCCCCACTCCGGCATTCCCGGGTTGCTGCGACCCAGGCGCCGACGTCGACTGGCCATTGGTGTCCGCGTACCACCCGTCGTCGTGAATCTGCGCCGCAATCGTACAGGTCCGATAGTTCGTCGCAGGTGAGATCTTAAGAACACGAAAAGGCTGGCGACTGAATCCTTGTTTTAAGTAAGTGACCGTAATTATGTCGCCAGGCTTGATTCCGAAACCTTTGATGCTGGTGTCGAACTGGATATACGTGTTTCCCAAAACCGACTTATCCAGAGTGAATTGCAGAATTCGGGCCGCTTGGTCGTAATTCGGAAGCCCGATTGCCATCAGGGTCGATGTGACCTGCTGACCGGCCAGTGCGATGTCGTCCGGATCGACTACCGTGTAGCTGTCCTGCTGGTAGGCATTCAGTCCGTCCTGGAAATCGGTGGTGAAGCAGTTCGGCGTGTCGGCGATGCTGCGCGAAGTTATCGTGACGCTCGGCGCTCCGTTCTGTTGCCGTAAAATCCCCGATACTCCGCTGCTGCCGTCGCCAAACTCGTATGCCGGCCATCCTCCGTTCAGCGATGCCGTGCTGTTTGTGTACGTGCCTTGCGTTGGCTGTTGCAGCGAGAGCGAGTTCTCCACCTGGAGTTGCAGCACTCCGCCCGGTCCATATGTCAGGTACAGGCGGGCCGCATTGCGTATGCCTCGGACTAAGTCTCCCGCGCTCTTTCGCTTCTGCAGCACCACATTGCATTGGAACCGCGGAATCGCGATCGCGTTGCCATTCAAATCTGTCGATTGGATTTGCTCGTCGCAGTAGGCGGCCGTCGCGGCGAAACTGGCCATGTCGATCTCCGTCTCCGCCCAGCCGCTCCTGCGCAACACATCCAGCAGAATCCAAGCCGGGTTGCCGGAGAATTGATCGCGGTTATAAGTCCCGTCCGCCGCGTAAGTGGGAACGATCAGTCCCTGGACCAGTACCTGCACGATGGGCAGCGAGTTGCCATTGTTCAATTGGTTCGGCACCACCACCGACAGGTAAGCCATGCTTCCGTACGGGTCGCCTGCCGGGTTTCCGCTCGCATCCGCGAAATTCATGTCGAACGCTCCGTCGCGCGTGCCCACGGTCAGAAGGTTGTACCATCCCGTTCCGGTCATATTCGCGCCATTCACTCCCACCGGAATCTGGACGCCGCTCACCAGCACCGTCAGCACACCTTGGATCTGCCCGATCCCCAGCAGCACCTCCATCCGCGTGAGGTTACCGTCGTTCCGCGCGAATACCACCGGCGGCTCGTACCACGCCGTTCCGTAAACCATCGGCACGTAGTCGTTGTACCTCGCTTGGTTCACCGACAACGCCGACGTAGTCCAGTCCTTTCCGTATCCGCGAACCGCGATCACCGATGGCACGAACTCCAGTCCGCCAAATCGTTGCAAGAGCCCCCGAGCCTGGCAATCCGTCCGCACATAGCCGCACGTTGTGAATGGCGCGGTTCCGTTCAGGTTCCCCGACCCTCCCGAAACATCGGCTGAATAGCCGCAGCGATAATACAGGGAATACTTGCCGTCCGCTCCCCCGTTCGCGGCCTCGGCTCTCTGCTCCGCCGTAGCGGGGAATGTCCAGGGGCACCGCCGCTCAATCCGCACTTCCGGCAGCAGCAGCCGCTGCAGATTCATCCGATTGATCGCCGACAAGCGAATCGTCGCCTCCTTGATCTGCTCCGGAGGATTGCAAATCCCCTGGAAGATCACAGTGGTGTCCGTCAACGGCACGTTGTTCCGCAGGTCGTAAAACAGGAACCCAACCGTGAGACTGGCGCCCTTCCACCCCGTGGCGCGCTCGATTTCGGAGAAGTGCGAGTCGGCATTCGCCAACACCAGCGAGATCCGCGGACTTCCGTCCACTCCCTGGTCCGACGCGGTCTGGATATCGAACGCGCTGTGCTGCAGTACCCGCGCACCATAGTTGGTGGCGCCGACGGTCACCGCATGCGTGCTCCAGTGCTCCGTAACGCCGGTCGACAGGGTGCAGTCGAACACCATGATCGGCGTATCGGTCACCGCCAGTTCCTTGAGGTCAGATATGGTTTGCATACAGAATGTTTACTGTCGTAGAGTGCCGGTTCACACCGGTTGAAGTGTAAGTGAAGATATCGTCGCGGAAATGGGCGTTGTCGTAAACCCCGCCCGTAGTGCTGCCCTTGTACACCGATGCCGATTCTTGAGGTTCCGCCTGAAGCCCATAGATGTCGATCGCCGCTCCTGCCGGAAGTTCGATTCCGAAGTCGACCGACGCCGCTTCCGCATCTCCCGTGCCTGTAATCGTGAAGCGGCTCCAATTCGTTCCCAGCAGGCACGCCGCGCGACGGCTTCCCAACAAGAGCGCGATCGTCGTGGGTTGTGCCGCCCGCGCATACGCGCTCAGGCAGTAGACGTAGACCGCCGGGGCATTCAAGGTCTGCGAAAGACTCTGCGCACCCGCCCCGGAATTGGCCACGCGCCACGCACACGTTCCACCGTAGGGGTCCGCACCCCCACCAGTGAGCGCCAGGAATGATGCCTTTTGCCACTCTACCTGGCTCGGATCGTCGCTCCAGGCCAGCAGGTTTCCGTTTGGATCCAGGAATGTGAATCCGTTCAGCGATCCTTCCATTGCCGCGAAAAACTGCTGAATCGTCGCCAATTCGCCGTCGCTCAGGCCGTTGTATTGCAATTGCCATTCGGTAGTCTGTGCCGCCACGTCCGGTAGCTTGATGGTCCGGCCGTCCGCCGTGGTGTTGACCACGGTTCGTGCGAGGCGCCGCTTGCGCAGAGGAAACTGGCTCAGCGCTCCTGTCGGAAGTTGTGGAAACATGTCTATATCCGGTTCTCGACTACCGTCAAACTCGTCTGCCCTCGCATCTCCGCAACCGCCGTGAGGTCCAATTGATCGCTCGCCAGGCTACAGTTCGCGTACGAGGTCCCATCCCAAGGGTCGACAAAGACGAAGCTCCCGAATTGTCCCTGATTGCTCAGGAAGAACCCCTCGACCTCCGCCAGTTCGCCTTCGTCCAATTCATCCAGCCGGATGATCCAGTGGTGCAGCGGCCCGCTCGCGTCGCGGTACCGCTGGTCGGCTCCGTCCAGGAACCTGACCACCTGGTTCTGATATCGCAATGCCCTCCCCGCCGGATACTGGGCCACCGCATTAGTCTTCAACTTAGGAAACGTAGCCACCTGTTTTCGATCTCCCTGTAAGCGAGTCCGCCGTCATTCCATTCCCCGCGCCGCAACGGCGTCGGACGCCCTAGCCGTGCCATGCCCTTCGCCCGCCGCCCCTCACAGCTCGTTGACAACGTCGTTAATCGAGCTGAGATTCAACATCGCCCCGCGAACCGCCTGTGCAATCTGGTCGCTGTTGTCCAGAAACGACTGCGCATCCATCGTCTGTACGTTCACTGAGATTTGCGGCATCGCGGCGCTTGTTCCGCCAGGTGCTCCCCCACTCGCCGCGCCCCCACTCGCCGCCGCACCGCCGCTCGCCGCGTCCGGTGAATCCGCCGCGCTGTCGATTAGCCTCGGTGCGCCCATCTGGTCGAAGTCCGAGGCGCTCAGCCCGTTTCCCGTATCGGCACTCTCGAACGAGATCGCCGATGGCATCGCGTACTTCTCCAGAGCCGGCGGTGCGGACGAACCGCCGCCAAACAGCCCCAGCAGTCCGGTGATTAACGGAACAATGCCCAGGCCGCCTTCTAAGAAGGTCGTCGCGATAGACCCCGCCGACGTGCCCGAGCTACTATCTGTCGACGTCGAAGTCCCACCTCGTTCACTTACTCCGGCCGGACTCCCCGACTCTCCGTACAGATCGCCGCCTGACTGCCCCTGCGCCGCCGGCGATGTCGTACCCACCAACTGCGCCGTCATTCCCGCCGATGCCGCTTCCTTCAGTGCCTCGGTAATTCCGTCTGCAACGCTCCCGCTGTCGTTCAGGCTGCTCGTCTGTCTTCCCGAGGCCTCTGCGAAGCTATCGAGCAACCGCGCGTCTCTCTTGTTGGCCATGCTTCATCTCCGTCATTAGTGCCTTTTCCAGAATCAGGAATGCCTCCGTCTGGCGTGCCGTTAGTTCCGAGAACCTTAGTCCTCCCAGCCGCCGCCGCACCAGGTACTCCTCCACCAGGCACTCGCTCTCCGCCGTTATGTACGATTTCGGGCACTCGTGCAGGACCACGTCGTTCCTTGCCCACACCGGCGGGCCCGGCTCCTGGTTCCCGCCCAGCCACCCGCACCGCCGCCTTTTCTCCAGACCGGATTTCCTGCAGGTGTCGCACCTCCAACCGGCTTGGTTCGAGAATTGGAATTGGAAGGCGACAATCAGTTTTTTCGTTCGGCCGCGCTCAGCCCGGTCTCCGCTCGCACCGCCGCCAACGCCTCCCGGAACAGGTTCTCCGGTCCGGTGTCGGCCAGCGATTCCGGCGTCCCCGCCGCACCGTCCACCGTCAGCCCGCGAATTTCGCGCAGCCCCCAAACCACGTACAGCCGATCGATCTCCGCCTGCAAGAGCGCTCCGTCCATCTTTCCGCAAGCATCCTCCGCCGCGTCCAGGTATTCCTTCTTTCCCGCCAGCTCCCGTACCCGCCGCATCAGATCCAGACGCCGCGCAAAGGACATTCGCGCCACCAGGTATGTAACCCCGGGCGCAATCTCCGACTCCACTTCGCGAACGCTCTCATAGGTCATAGTTATCCGAATGCCACCGCGAGTTCGTTGTCCGCCGTGCCTTGCGCCCGCGACGGCCGGAACTGCCACTGCAACCGGTTCTTACCGTCGTTGAACTCCGGCACTTCGGGGATCACGCTGCTGAGGTACACCGCCATCACCTGACCCTCCACCTCGCCCAACTGGAACATCACGCCCACCGGCGACTGCTGCCGGGCGGCCTGGTACAAACCGGCCGTCGCGGTATCGTCCTGGCTGTACAGGTCGAACGCCGCCGTGACCGTCCGCTGACCCGGTGAGATGCACTGCGCCAGGTTCGATCCGAACTCTTTTGTGCGCAGGTCCAGGTTATTCTTAAGCACCAGGGATGCGTTCGTGATCGTGAAGAACTGCGTGGGAGTGCTGCCCAGCCATGCCTGCCCCAGGTTGCCGGGCACTATCGAATAGTCGAACGCCTGTAGCGTCGGCTCCGCCGGGAAGCCCGTTGTGTCCGCCGCCGTCCCCGTGTAACTGCTGCTGTCTACCACGTCCTGCGCCATCCCGCTGAAGTGAAACTCGTGGAAATCGCCGTTCACCAGAATCTCCAACTGATCCACGGCGACTCCGGATAACACCCGCTGGACGGCAGTCGATGGATCCCAGTAGTCGAAGATACTGGCGCTTGGCAGTTCCGTCGAGGGCATGTAAGTGATCGACGCCCCCAACGTCGCCCCGGTCGCCGGCAGATTCGCGAAGGGCGCGTTCAGTTGCACCGCCACCGTATCCACGATCGCGGCTACGAATCGCAATTCTCCGCCCGCCGACACTGCCTGGCCTGCGCGTAGTCCATGCGGCGCGGCGAATGCCAAGTTCCCCGCGGTCGTCGCCGAAGCCACCGTACCTCCGGCAAATTGTTGCGGCGTTGCGCCCAATGCCGCCTGAAACAGCGGACCATAGGCCGGTACTCCGCCGCCCGACTTCTGCCAGCTTGTCAGGTAGGTCTGCAACTCGAATGCCGTCCGCCGCCGCCCGCCGACCGGTAAGCCTGGGAACGTTCGACTCCCCGTCTTGTCTTTCCGGCTGGTCGTCTCTAACTGGTTGCGGACTGTCAGTTTTACCGCCGGAATCCTGCTGCCCGCCGTGATTGTCGCCACGCTCCCGTACGCGCTCTCCAGCGCCGTGTAGAAGCGGTTCGCGTTTGAAGATATGTAGGCCATACTAGCTGATACTCACTCCCATCTCGAATGTGACCTTCGCCACTTGGATATAGTTCTTTCCGCCGTGCTTCACGGCTCCGAACGCCACCTGATAACCCCCGGCATAGTACATTCCGGAACCCCAATCTCCGCGGTTTCCGTCCAGAACCTGCGTCACTGCGTCGGCGCACTGCTCCAGTTCTTCTTGCAGACCTTGTAGCCGGTCCTGCGAGCACCGGATCTCCGCGGCCATCTGTACCGATCCCGAGAACGTCCGGAATTTCTCGGTCAGGCCGTTTACCAACTTCTCGCAGTACACCTGGACCGTCGGATACCGAACCGTCTCGCCGCGCTCCGTCAGGTCCGCCACCGCGTTCTGCGCGCGGATGTGAATCGCCGCTCCCGTACTTCCGTCTCCAATTACCCGGCTATCTGCCAGGTATGTGTTCACCCCGTTCGATGCCGACAGGAGTTGAACCGTCATGGCCGTCGCGCGGCTTCCTATTCCCGCCATATCAACCTCTCTGGATTACCCGCGGTACCGGCCGAAAGTAAGTCGGCCTCTGGCCGGTCCCCGGCGGTCGTCCCGTCGTGATGGGAACGCCGTTCTGAATCCAGGACTCTCCCGCCGCCACCGGCACCGCATTTTGCAGAGTCAGATTGTTCGGATCCGTTCCCGTATAGACGTTCCACCCCGCCGCCGTTTTCGGTGCTGTGCCCGCTTGCACCAGGAACGTGCTGTGTGCCGTCGTTACCGCCGTCGGTTCCGACGCCACGCCATCGTCTCCCGCCTTGTCCGCCCAGGCTATGGCTGCGAAGTACGTCCCGTCCGGCAGGTTGCCGCCGGAGGCGGGCTGCGCCGTCGCCACTTCCGGCGGCGCAGCCTGCGGAAGCGGCGACGTGACGATTCCCAGTCCCGTCTGCCTCAGTTTCTCGTACCACTGCTTGGCCATCAGATGAAACTGATCCCGCTTTCCCGCATAACGGTCGTTGAGTTGATTGTTGTAGGCATCGCTGTACACCAGTTCCAGCGCGCGATATGTGTTCCATAGCTTGAGCGCTGGTGTTACCACTACCGAATTCAGATGCGGCTTGGAAGTCGCCCAAAGCCACTGATCGCGGTATGAGTTTCCAGTTAGCAGCGTGATGAGCTCGAAACTGAGTTCATTCTGTGCCAGCGTCAGTTTTTGCGCCACATCGATCCCCTCCGCGTGAGCCACGTTGAGGAGTTGCGAATCCTGCGCCGCCATGTCGTCGATCGTCGAAGGTGCGCCGTCGGTGAACAGAGCCATGTTCTTACCCCTGCTCCCGCTCCCCGCGCAGCCGGTGCAGTTCCGAGGTCGACACCAGCGACAACGGCACCCTCATCGCGGCCATGTCCGCTTCCACCTGCTCTTTGGCCACCGCCTGCGCCTGTCGGAAACTGGCCGAGTCTTCCGCCGATGGCAGCTCTGCCGCTCCATCGACGATCATTTTCGCGGCCACTGCTTTGGGTACCTCCGTGTAGATACCTGCCTTGCCGCCGTCCCCGGTCTCGTGGCTGACCACCACCACATCCCTCTCCTGCAAACTCGCCTCTGTCTCTCGAATCTTTTGGAAATACGCCCTCAAGTCCATTCGTTCCTCCCGTCCTGTTCTAATTGACTTCGCTACTGAACCCCGGCCCGCCCCTACCGGCTGGACCACCAACACGCCCAGCCGGCTCTCGCCTCGTCCCCGAAACCTCGTAGGTTCCGCCTAAGGGGTCGTTCCGAAATAACCGTGCCGACCGCTCCCTCGCGGTCGCAGCTCCGGTGCGCTTTTAGAGCCGCGACCGTTAGGGAGCGGTTGGGGGCGAATGAGTAGGTTATTTCGTGACAGACCCTAAGTGCTGACTTGCACTCCCGCTGCGTTCCGTAGGACGCCGCAGCCGTACAGCATGTCGACGGTGAATTGCTGTGCCAGCGTGTTCGGCTGGTAGCTCATCACCACTCGCATACCGAAATTGCCCATCTCCGCATACTCCGCGATCGCGCCCGTCCCCGGCAGCGGTTGCGGCAGACGCCGCACCACCAGGCCGATGGCGTCCTTGGTGAACGCCAGGTTGTGCGTCGTCGTCACGATAGTACCCGTCGAAGTGGTGGTCTTCGGCACGAATTGCGACCGGAATACGTAGAAGTCCTTCACTTTGCCGATAGA